CGCTTCAGTTTCGACCCGTTGCTTCTCAGTCGTATAGGTCGAAGGTACTTGATCGGATGCTTCAAGTTGAGGCAATGAATTCAAGTTAAAGAAGAATTGATTGTAGACTGAATGCACACACTTTGAAACGGGTGGACCGGTTCCACCACCGCTGTCTTGAGCGTACTTAAACTTACTTGGACAAACAGCATGACATGTGAACAATGGACCTTTTTCAAATCCAGGCGGACAGGATAATGTTTGACCCATCTCCTTTAATTACGGTTGGGGAGAAAACCGTTGAGGATTCCATAGATCGGAGCTACTAGACGAGCCGATGCTGAAATTTCATTGGATTTCCATCCAAGTGTAGGAGCAGCAGCAACACCGTTACGAATGTAGGGTGCAACGGTAGCCGCCATACGGAGATAGCGAGTGTGTTCCGACGCATCGGTGGTTAGACGAACATGACGAGGTGTGTTGAGTTCAAGGAAAGAACTGACGGGCATTTTGTTTACTAACAGACAAGATAATGGCGACCGAGTTTGAGAGTGTGCTGACACGATACAAATTGAGTTTGTTAGAGTATAAGGTGACTGGACAGTCGACTTATAAACAACAAGCGGATGTGGCTGAAAAATGGCTGAACGATTACATCAAAACGCTGCAGCAGAGCATTCAAAGTGATTCGAATTTCATTGATCAGTTTGCGAAGAACTATGAAAAGACCAACCCTGAACTTGCCAAGTTCCAGAAGGAGATTGCTGAAGCACGTAAACAAGGCCCTAAGCTACAAGATGTCTATGAAGGTGAACTAAAGACCAAAGATGAAGTCGTTCGCGATGATTCAGTCTACTATACTAAAGCTGCCGTCATTGGAGGAGTGCTTGCGCTTGCTGCAGTCGTGTCCTTTCTTTGAGCCATGAACAGTACATAGAAGACAATACAAAGCGCAAACAGCAAAAAGAATAGGAGGTAGATATGAAGTTCATAGTCGGTATCGGATTTGACATGTTCTCGAATACGACGTAAGGTTTCAAGTGTATCATTGGCTTCAATCAAACCACTGTAGTCTCTCTGTATTTCTGCTAGCTTTTGGATGAGTTTGTCTCGCTCTTGTTTGATGCTCGGTGTATTCTGCTTCAAAAAGGTGAGCTGTTCAATCATCTGGTTGAGTGTTGCTGCGATCGCAATATTCAACTCACGAAGTTTAGGGATCTTGCTTGTATCGCTGGTTTGAATGGCACGTGTCGACATCGTGTCATATTCAGCGAGTTGAGAGGTGTATTTTGTTTTTAAAGTATCCATTGTCACTACGCAATATTTACATCTGGAACACAGTAACGATAGTACAATTGTGCGCCCGCAACATCACTGTGTCGATTCACTTCAATCACATCACCGGGTCGTCCGCCAATCCATTTCACCATTGGGTCTTGTGAGTCAATCCATGGGAGTTGCTGGTCAGGTGTGTTGATGTTGTAAGTCTTGAACACTTCTGTCTTCTCTTCCTCTTTAAGAATACGATGAGGCATTGCAGCGCGGTGGGTTGTGATATCGAAGAGTAATTGTCGTTTGTGGAAGAACTGAATCATCCGACTCTTGGTCATCTGTTTGATGATCTTCAAGACGTTCTCAGAAGGAGGTACTAATGATACAATGATGATACCATGTGTATAGTCATTTCCATCCGCAAAGTCTGTGATCTTGTTCACATCACGTTCTGTCATTCCCTTCTCCTTTTCACTAAAGACGATCAGCTGATCTCCAATCGTATACAAGTTAACCTTTTCAATTGCGTCGGTTACAACTCGTTCAGTCTTGGTATCCAGACCACGGCGTCCTAGCATCGTTCTCAATGTTTCAAGTTGTTTGTCTGTGTCCATGCTTATCCTTTCTTCTAGACAGAAAGCTGTTCGTTTTTTCGTGAAGAAGGATAATGACGAAGTGGCTTTTACTGGCGGCTGCGTTTCTAGTGGCTGTGCTCGTACTGATGAAGACAACTGAACGATTCCAACCCGAGTTCTTAGACCGAACCCAAATCGCAAAAACCCTTGCAGTTCAAGATTCCTCCTACGACCAACAGACCAATCACCTAAACCCCATACCCGTCCAGCGTGAATCCATTGAAGGAATCGAGACACCTTTCCGAGTAAACCAATATACATCGTATGTCGCATAAGAAAGTATGGTGTTTCATGCGAGAGTGTCGGATGTCTTTAAAAAGAGTCCTCGTAAGGCAACGATTCCAAAAGCCTTACGAGAACAGGTGTGGGTTCAACAAATCGGTCAGCGTTTTGATAGCAAGTGTAAGGTGACGTGGTGCACGAACCGAATCAATGTCTTTGATTTCCAATGTGGACATAACATTCCAGAAAGCAAAGGCGGTAAGACTACAGTCGACAATCTAGTTCCGATTTGTGGTCGATGCAATATGAGTATGGGCAGTCAATACACGATTGACGAGTGGAACCGGAAGTTCGCAAGCCCTAGGTCAAAATGGTGTCAATGTTTCGTTCGGCAATGAACATTTCTTCCCATCCTCGTACTGGAATCACAGAGTATCCAATCGAACGAACATAGTCAAACAACTCTTCACGCAGTTTGATTGCGGGAAGTCCTTCGCGTTCACGATAGTCTGCCCACGATTCAAAGAAGATACGAGGGTATCCATTTCGTTTGAGGGTCTCTTGCATGCCTTCAAACACCTCCTTTTCAAAGCCTTCAACATCAATCTTAATAAGACCAATGTTCGAAAGATTGAACGAATCCAAGGTTGTAATTGGCACTTGAATCGAGTCGCATACCTTGTCTTTGAAATCAATGCAGCTATTTCCACCTCCGTCTTCCGATCTGAAATAATAGGGAAGGGTTCCGGTATGATTTCCCAATGCAGTCTTATGGATTGTGACATCATAATCAAGTCCTCGTAACGCAACGTTCGCACATAAGAAGTTATGGGTTCGTGGGCAGCACTCAAAGCTATGAACATGGACACACTGTTTTGCAAAGGGAAGTGTCCACGTTCCCACATGGGCTCCAATGTCCACAAAGATCTTGCCTGGGTCCATCATCGACAACGCCCAATCGATCAGTGACCGTTCATAGATTCCAGTATTCGCAAAGTCGTACGCAATTTGCTTTTCGAGAAACAACAGTCCATCTGGGGATAACTTTTGAAGAACAGGTGTATCGGATCGTAAGGATTGTTCACGTAGGTAAAACATTTGATTTATTAGGCGGCCTTGGTATAAATGGCTTTCTATATACCTGTCAAAGTGGATACACCCACTCGAGAAACACTCTTACGAAGATGTTACACAAGTATTCGACGAATCTACCCAGATGCTAGCATTACGCTGTTGCTCTCTAAGGATAGTCTACCACTCACGATGGAGTATGACGCAACGATACGGACCAATCCAGGGTATTCTGTAGTCGGTGCGTTACAAGCCTATTTAGAAGATCAATCCTCTGACTATGCGTATATACTGCACGATAGTATGGTTGTAACGCATGAGTTACCTATCCCTAAGTCTCATGTGCTACCCATCTTTCATTTCGATGGTATGTTGGATTGTGGTCGATACGATACCTGTTATCAAGACACACTCCAATCTAACTATACCGAGTTTCGACAAACCTATACACAAGGAATTTTAGGAGCTTCATTTGCTATACAAAAAGGCGTGCATCTGACATTGCCTAACATAACGACTAAACATCAATTGGAAGCACTGGAACGCATGTTACCCTATTACATAACAAAACAAGGATACACTCTACAACCCTCATTGTGTGGCTCTATTTTTGACTGCAATCCATGGGATAATCCTCAATGGACGAACGATCCGTTAGAATCATTCTTGGAGAGTCGCATTCCCATCGTGAAGACGCTTGTATTCAGACTCTAAGTGTTCACGTTGAAACTGTGGCTCGAAAATGGTATCCGCTAATTGTTTTGCGTACACAGCAATTTGTTTAGCCTCTTCGTCGTGTGTAACTAACCATTCCAAGGTCTCATTCAAGTTTGACAAATCATAGCGAATCGGTACAT